ACTACCATTAGGATAAATATATAATTCAACTTTGCTACCTATTGCACCCGCCTCATTTACTTCAATTATAAACGGGCTTCTAACTTTTACTACTTTCATACTGTATGATATTTTGTTTCAATCAATTCCTCGTCAATATATATTTCCTCTTTACAATCCCACAAAATTACATACTGACTTGAGTCAATAGTATTTTCGCTTTCAATTGTAAAAGCTGGGATATTTTCGTTACCCGTTATGTAAATTTTTACTATATTCATTTTATATCTTTTAAACTAAATTTTAAAAACTCCTCCAAATCTAATCCGTATTTATCGGCAATATTATTATTAAAATTCTCGTATTCCTTATCGAATGCACTCCTAAAAAACTTCGTTTCTGGTGTTCCTGTTTTATTAATCGATTTTGTTATACTTGCAACCATCAATTTTCTATTTACAAACTTCCCACCTGCTCCTCTCGTACCTTGTAAACCTTTACGAACTACCCACCTATCAATGTCAGCGAGTTTTGCCGTTGCTTTGTAAGGGCTGTTTGGTGCTTTATTACTCGATTGACTTCCTTTCGTTCCAAAGTCTAACTCCTTCCAATAATCCTCAGCATATAAATCAAACTCAATCGAGTTCGGGTTGACTTTGGTTTTATAATTTAAAGAGTTTGAAAGCTTTCCAGATGCGTTATGCGTTCCATACTTCCCACCTATCTTTAAATTTTGTTTTGCTCTCTCAACTACAGAAGCTCCGAAAGCGTTTAATGCCTCCTGTACTTTTTTAAGTTCCATTAACAGCAAACATCAAAATCGTTATTTGGAATACTCAACTCAATATCACATTTCCAACCGTCTAACGCATTTGTGAAAGCCATCAAAATCGGTTGCAACGTTGGCTCATTCATTAACTCAATATCGTTATCGTTTCGCTTCATACGCATCGACATAATCATATAATTTAAAATAGCGTGACACGTGTTCAAATTATCGAGCTCGTTATCATTCCCTAAAAACTTATCTTTATATTTTACCTTTGAAATGTTACGAATGTCGAGTATTGCGATTTCAAATGTGAAATTAACAACTCCAGCGTTGATGCTTGAGCTCATAACATTTATGTGAGCCAAAGGGAATATGTTCTTTTTAACGTTATCGATTATATCCGTTCCGTGAGTTATCGTATTCAATAACGGAGCACCCTCCAAAGTGGTTTTAATATAGTCGATTGTTTTATAAAATGATTTCATTTCTTAAAGTTTTGTTTAATTTGTTTTGCTTCCTCTTTGCTTTCGTCAATTAAGTAAGATAATAACGTGAGTGATTCGTGAAGAGGCTCTCTTCCAACTTCTCTAACGTGGATTCTAAGTTCTCTCGACAGTCGAATAAAAGTTTGATACCACCCCCAACGCTCTCCAAAGCTTCCTCCAAATTCAGTCCCTCCCTCGCTGCCTTGCTCTCCAAATGTAATAGGATATTCGATAATAATTCTTTGTTTAAAGTCCAAAAAAAAAGCATAGAACCTATAACAACATCCATTGGAACATCTTTAAATAGCTCCGCTTTGCTTTCGTCTCCGTCGTATTCCTCAATCTCATAAAAGACTGAAATTTTTTTAGTTATTTTACGATACATAACCGAAATTAATAGTGATAAATTCTCATCTTTGCCGAGTAACGTGTCAATCGTTGCGTGTTCGCCTAAGGTTATTTTTTCAAAGTTTGGAATAAATCCGTACTCAACCTTATTTAATTTAAAAGTTCTAACGAGTGCAGGTTTCTGGTCTAATACTTTCGCTAAGGTTTCAACGATTTCCCCGAAATCATTAACAGGAATTTTCATTACTTCAGCAACTGTTAAATTACAAAAGATAGCCACCATTTGAATACATACAAAGGTCTCATCGTCTGAATTATCAGCGATAACCTTTTGATATCTTAGGTACTGAGATAATTTAATCTCACTTAAATAGGTTGGAATAATAACTCTCATATATATATAACGATAAAATGTGATTTTGTTTATAAAAATAAGTTGTTTTCACTAAATTTAAGTGATAATCACCTTACGATGTGGTTTTATAGCGAGTTGCATCATTGCAAAATAACGCAAAGCATCGAGTCCGTGATTGAAATCATCGATTGGCTTATTTAACTTTTTGCCTGTTTTGTCAACATCCCAGCTATAGTGCCTCAACTCTTTGATTAAATTTGTACTCGATTTTGTAACTAATAATTCTTTTTGCTGTAGTACCGAGATACCAAAATTGATTGAGTCTGCACCCTTAACAACGGGTTTAACATTGTAACCTGCTCGTCTTATTTCCTCGATTGATTTTGGCTCTGCTGAGTCCGCCCAAATCGGAAGGGTTCGCTCCTGTTTCATTAAAGTAATAATATCGGAGTTAAGTAATGATGTTGAATATATCATTTCGTCAGCGATTATCTTACCATTGTACTCATATACTCCGATTAAAGCGGTTGGATCATTGCTATAACCGAAATCGAGTCCACATCCCAAGAACTTTGCTTCAGCTGGTATGGTATCTATTTGCTCCCAATTTTGAAAGATAACCCCTTCGAGTGAGCCAAGCATTCCCAATCCGTAAACGTTCCACCAGTTCGCCCAATACGTTGAGGTGAGTGCTTTAACTTTTGCTTTTTCAATCTCTCTAACGATTGCCGGATCGAGTGCCTCGTTATCCTTATAAGTTAAAACTACAAAGTCAGAGTCTGCATCGTTTATAAGCTCAGTTTGCACCCAAAACTCATTCGTTGGGTTTAGTCTAAGTAAATGAATTTCTTAGTACGAACTGCGAGTTGTTGGTAACTTTCAAAGTCGATATTATTGCACTCGTTTACGAATAGAATATCCCTCCTTGCTCCTCTGAGTTTGTCCGGTTGGTCCACACTAAAAAATTCAATATAGGAATTATTTGAAAATGTATATTTTAAGGATGACCGATTGAAATTAGCATCCTTATAATTATCGGTAAGTATCATTATCTTTTGAAAATCCTTTAAAGCTCCCCTTTTTAAATGGGGAATGCTCTCACTAACTATACTAATCTCTGAAAATGGATTTTGTATAGCGTAAGTTATTAATAAAGGTAAAATAGAAAACGTTTTCGAGCTGGAAGTTCCACCCTGCACAATCCGAACACGTTTTCTTAATCGTGCAATTTTACTCTGGGCTGTCGTAGTCTGGAACATCCAAATTAATTGATTGGAAAATAGGTTTTTCTATATTGATATTCTGGTCGATTACTTGCTTCGGCATTCCGTATCTATATTGTAACCAAGTTTTAATTGCATTTGTATCTCCGTCCTCAGCTTTTTTAAGCAATGCCTTCCAAAGTTTTTCTGGAACTGCGATTGCATCCATAGCTTGAATAAGACTAATCTCATCAATCTTTGGTTTTCTACCTGCTCCAATTCTAACTCCTCCAGCTTTTTTTATGTCTTCCATTTGAAAAAATATGATTATTCAAAATTTTATTTGTAATCGGTAGAGGATTTGAACCTCTATTCCCACTAAAAAGCGGATGTTTCCCAAGTTGGATTTATATCCAATTACATTAACCGATTATTTTTATTCGTCTTTCCGAATTGTCAATCTTATTATAATTTTAGTCCTATGGCAGCCTTTCGGAGCAGGTAACAACTAATTAACCAATGGCATTATAACGTCCTACATTACCGATAAGTAAGGATTTCCAAGTGTTACCTTTTTATATTTTATAATCGGTAGGAGATTCGAACTCCTATTTTAGGTATCTACCCAGGTTCTAACTATTGAACTAACCGATTATTTTTTTAAAAAAGACCTGAGAGCTGTTCTTATGGTAAGCAACTCAGGTACAATCATTATTTATCTAATTTTTTAATTAACTTTTTAATTAATTTAAATTCTCCATAAGATAATGAGATATTTCTATCGCTATAATTATAGGCATTTATATCAATTCCTTCTCCGTTGTTCCATTCTGTTATTTCAATATAACTATTTTCTTTTGATGCAAAATCATAATCTTTTAAATTGGAAAAAATAGCTTTTCTTTTATAAATTTCCATAATTGTACAATTTGAATAAATCCTTAATCACTTGCTCGTGAACTTTGGAACAGTTCGGACAGTTTGAATTGTCTAATCCAAAGTAATAAAGGTATAATTTATTTAAGTAATCAATATCCTCGAAAACTAACTCCGTTCTTTTACCATCGATTACTCTTTGACCTTTTGCATCTAAGAATAAAGCAAAATGATCTTTGTCGGTTTGGCTCATTTCCGATTTAACCGTTTTAAAGTTAAATAAACGATTAAGAGTGAATTTTCGATTTTCGCATCCTTCGCAAGGCTCAATCCCAACGGCTGAGGTTACGGCTGCGATTACATCGCCCAAACCTTGAATTTCTTTTTTAGTTTTTCTTTTTGCCATTTAGTTTTAATTTAACCATCTTATTAACTCGATGGATTGTTTGTAAATGTATTCCTGTTTGTCTTGAGAGTTCTCGTTGACCAACTAAGGTTGAAAGTTCAAACATAGTGCGTTCGTACCAGGTTAAGCCCTTAGAAAGCTCTTTATAATCTATTTCCTCAATTATATAATCAATAATTTCCTCCTCTAAAGCTTCAAAACTTCTGAAGTCATCGATTAAAATATCTTTTGATTTAAGAGAGTCGTAGAAAATGGATCTTAGAGTCACAAATATATAACCATCTGACAAAGGTTTTGTTTTATTTGAAACCTTAATATACATTTCCTGTACTAATTCGTCAGCTAAGTCCTTGTCTTTACAAATTTGTAAAGCCATTTTACGCCATTGGGCATCCTTTTTAGCTAACTCTTCTAAAATCATAATGTTAACGGATTAAAATACTGTTTTAAAAAAATCAATAAATCCTGGTTGCTTTCGATATAATAGGCTGTTCCGCTAATTATTAAAACTATTTCGTCTTCATTCTCAACCCAAAAGCCGTTAATGCTATCGACTACAACCCTAAATTCTACGTAAGAGCCATTAAAACCGAGATTATCGTCTTCGGTTTCGAGCCACATTTGCGTAGATATAGTGTGCGGTTTAATCATATCGTTACAAATATAACGAAAAAAAGTTGTTTTGTAACAAAATTAAACTTTATTTGTTATAATATTAAAAAGGACATTCCGATTTTTTAGGCTTTAATATTAATTCTTTGTATTCACGTTTAATTTTCTCTTGTATTGCTTCACGAATGAACTTACCTACATCAACGTTATAAGACTTCATTTTTTGAAGCGTTTTTAATTGCGTTTCTGAAATACGTATAACCTTTGTTTTAGTGTATTGTTTCATAATTGTAATACATTTATAGCGTCTATTCGGGAGTTAGCATCAATGCTACGAAAATTCTAAACCACAAACATTGCATCTTAAAAGATTATTACCAATATAGCTTCTTTGTTCTCTTGGATGTTTGCAGTGCAGTCTTTTTTTAGCGTATTCAATTGCTTTTTCTTTTTTTTCTTCTGATGTTTCTGACATTATTTTTTTTGATATTTTGCTTCTCATTTTTTTAATATTTCTAAATTATATGGAATTAAATCTTCAATAGTTTTAAAATCTGTATTTGGTTCAAATTTTTGTAATTTTTCATTAAAATAATAAACAGCTATAAATCCGTTTTCAATGTATTTAAAAAAAGAACTATTACAATTTCTTTCTTTTATAGAAAATCCTTTAAATAAAACATTTTCTTTTGCTATTTTGTAATTTCTCAAAGCTCTATTATAATTTTCATCTGAACCAACAGAATTATCAAATTCTTTTACTTCATTTAAAACATTTCCAGTTTTATCACAAGGAATAAACATTGATATATTTAAAGGTGTTTTTAAAAACTTTGCATATTCAAAAATTTCATTTGTTATTTTTGCTCCGTTTTTAAATGTTTCAGCAATAGTATATTGTAAAATACTTTTATCTGACCTTTCTAAGACATAGTCGGTCATACTTATTAATTTTTGCATAATAATTTCAGTTTTAAGAACCGCACTAATGCTAACACAGGTTTGCAAAAATGGCAAGTTCAGGTTTAATTTAAAGTTGTTTTTGTGTATGTAATGTTTTGGCAAAATCTAAAATTAAGGCTTACTTTTTTGCCACTTCTGCAAGCCTGCACCCGTTATAAGCAAGCAATCCCAAAATCACGTTTAAGGATTTTCAACACGTTTTTTTTATTCAGTGAAGAAATATAAACACAGTTTTCTTTTTTAGTCACTTTCTTTTGTGAAACTATATTTCCTTTCATTGCTTCCTCAAATTTTACCGCTGGTAGTTCGTCAAACTCTGCAATTTCAATAGTTTTTAAACTTAAATTAACTTCAAATAAAGTATGGTTTTTTTGCGGTATAATTTTGTAATCAAAAACAGTTTGTATCTATTGAACTTTTTGTTTTACTTGTTCAATTTTATCTTTCTCTTGGTATTTTTCAAAGTTTGCTAATCTCATATTTTACCTGCTTATAACAGTTGTTTGGCACTATTGCCGTTTAGTTTTTCAGCGGAAAATACGCTGGTAATATTAAATTTAGTTTTCAGTTCACTTTTAGGTTCTCGGCTTTTGTGGGTTAAATTCCACCACTTCGCCAAGCCGTAGACGTTATGCTCCATTTTGCTTTCTCTCCCACCACTTCGTAAGAAAGTGAGTAAGTGAATGAACGCATTGTTTTACATAAACTCTTTTCCATTCGGTAATTCCGCTATCTTGGTCAACACGTCTTAGTAGTTCAAATGTTTTTATTCCTCCTCGGAAATCTTCTACAAACATTACGTGTTCCCATTTTGTCCAGTTTCTTTTTTTAAACATTGTATTTATTTTTTAAGTTAATAATTTTGTTAATCCAACCGTTATTTAAAGTCCACTTCGTAATCGCTCCAAACTTTCACAATTGCTCCCGCTTGGATCAGTTCCTCGAGTCGCATCTGTTGTAAAGGTGCCAGTTTACCGTTTTCTCGTTTGACTTCTATAAACATAGCCTTCCCGTATTTGATAGCTAAAAGGTCCGGTATTCCATTTGTGGAGGTTTTAATTAGTTTGGTTACAAACCAACCTCGCTCCTGGAGTTTCTTTTTAATCTTAGTTTGGATTTGCTGCTCTGTCATAGTTGCTCGATTTCTTGTTTAACTTCTTGCCAATAATTTACACTATAATTTGTTCCAACTGAATCTAATATCTCATCAACTGATATTAACGCACATTGTTTGGCTTTGTGGTGTTGAAATATAACTGATATATCTCCTAAAATAATATCGTTAATTATTTCGCTTTTTTTAGTTTCAAATTTAAATTTTTCTACCAACTCCTTCGCTTTGTCTTTTGTTGTCATAATATCAAACTTATAATTTTAATAATACCCATACAAACTAAAACTAATGAAATCCATAACCCAGCCTCAATAATAAACTCATTATCTTTTTTCATAATATTACATATTTTCGTTAAATTCTTTTCTTAGTATTGTATCTATTTTATTCGTCAATTCGTGGAAGTAGGTACTTTTTTGAATTGTGTAGGTATCGGCAACGTTATTATTTAGCTCCTCACAAAGTCCAATTAAATCAGATTTGTATTTTACCATTTTATCAGTCGTTGGATTGAGTTCGTCTAAGACTTCCAATTGCAATTGACAAATACAATAGAGTTTATGCATTAAAATATTTTTACGTTTTGGTTTCATATTTCTTTTATTATAATTTTAAAAAAGTGTAAATTCAAATAAATAGTTGTAAAATAATAAATCGCCTCTTCGGGTGTGTTGGCTATTATTGTTTCAATCTCGAAATGTTTTTCATTCCCGTTGCTGTATCTATACCAGCCTTCAACTTCAAATTTTTTCATAATAATTTTTTTATAAATTGGTCATTGTAATCAAATTCTAACTCAAACGTCTCTCCAGTATCTAAATATTTAAATGTATAAATCCAATGAAAGCAAAACGCTTTTTTACTATTAATCCACTTTTGTGGCATTGCTTCATTTATGTATGTAGCAATCATTCTAAACTCTCGGTTATTAGTTCCAACCTGTGGATCTAAATGTAAACCTATTTTATGATTCTTAATAGTTAAATATTCCATATTACTTTAATTTATTTTTCCATTGCTCATAAATCCAAGCGTTTACCCATATAAATAAACATAAACAAAAACCAATAAATCCTGCTGCTATATTTTCCATACTATTAATCTTTTAAATGTTCAATTACTGCATCAATAAAATCATCGTAATATCTCTCCAATATCTCATCGGCATCGATACCGTTTAAAGTTATATTGTAAACTTCCCACTCTTCGTATTCCTGTGGCTCTTCCAAAGTTGCAGCTCTATCTTTTAAATATGTATATTCAAATTCAAAATCAAATCCTCTGTAGTTAATTATATTCATAGTTTATAAATTTTTAATTGCCCAATTGGCATAATCGATTATTTTCTCAAAGTCTTGTTTATCCTGGTTTTTTTTCCTCCAGGTGTATTTATCAATATTGAATTTGCAAATTGCTAATATTTCATCCTTTGAAAGGTTTGCCTCAGCTCGTTGAAATGTATCGATACCGATTTGATACTGTTTTGGTTTTGTTACTCCATTTGAGTCGTATTCATTTTTGACGTATGGATTTGTATCTGTTTCAAAAAAACTTTCTTTTGGTATATGTTTCATAATTTAAAAAATAAACCCCTCTCAAATGATACCGCCAAGTACAAAAGAGAAGGGTTGTTAATGTTTTCACTTTGGCGGTTGTACAAATATACAAAACTTATTTTGTT